ATGAATTTCTCGCGCCTGACACCGTGGCTAGCGCTGCTCGCGCTGATTGCGTTGGTCGCGAGCTGCCAGCACAGCCGCGCGCTGCGCGCGCAGCTCGAGCGGGCGACCGACGACGCGCGCCGTGCGAATCACGACGCGCAAGCGAGCGCCGCCGTCATCGAGCGCCTGTTGGCCGACGCCAAGGCGAAGGATGCACAACGCGAGCAGCTCGACCGCGCGCGCGCCGGCGTCGACGCGACGCTCGCGACCTATCGAACCGAACTGCGGAGACTGATCGATGAAAACGCCGCCGTGCGCACCTGGGCTGCTGGCGCTCTGCCTGACGACGTTGTGCGCCTGCACGCAAGCCCCGCCCTCAATGGCGCCGACGATTACGCTCAACGAGTGCGTGGCGGTGACGCCCTGCACGATGCCGGCGATGGCGCCACGAACCAACGGTGAACTGAGCGATGCGCTGACCGTCGCGCGCGCGGCGTGGGCGCACTGCGCGTCCGAAGTCGACATGATCGCGACGTGTCAGGCGCGCGTGCGGCGGGCGGGCGGCCATGAATAAGCCGAACAGCCTGCGTGCGGCGCTCGTCGCCGCGTTGCCGCAGCTCAGCACCTCGCCCGATCAACTGCTCGTGTTCGTCAACGAAGGCAGGATCGAGGCGACGGGCACGCGCACGGCGTCGTTTGACTATGAATACGAGTGCGAGATCATCATTCGCGATTTCGTCGGCAGCGCGGACGACGTGATGGTCGCCGTTGTTGAGTGGGCGCGCGCGAATCAGCCGGACCTTGTGACGAACCGCGACGAGCGCCGCGACGGCATCACGTTTGTCGCGGACATCCTGTCGAACAACGCCGTCGACCTCGGGCTGAAAGTAAAGTTGTCGGAAAGCATCGTGGTCGGAACGGACGAAGCCGGCAACCGGACGGTCGAGCACATCGACGACGCGGCCGACGAGTGGCTCGCATGACGGACGATCTTCAGGCGCTCGAACGGTGGGCCGGCGGGCTGCTCGCGAAGCTGTCGCCGGCCGCTCGCCGTCAACTGCTGCGCGAGCTCGGCCGCGATCTGAGACGCGCGCAGCAGTCGCGCGTCGCTGCGCAGAGGAACCCGGATGGTTCCGCGTATGCGCCGCGGAAAGTGAAGCGCGGCGGCAAGCGCTTACGCGAGAAGGCCGGCCGCGTGAAGCGTGAGGCGATGTTTCGGAAGCTGCGCACGGCGCGGTATCTGCGCGTCAACGTTGACAACGCGGGGCTTGCGATCGGCTTCGACGATCGGCTCTCGCGCATCGCGCGCGTCCACCAGGAAGGACAGCAAGCGCCCGTCGAGCCGGGCGGCCCGCTTGCGCAGTATCCGGTTCGCGTCGTGCTCGGTTTCGCTGACGCCGATCGCGAGCTCGTGCGCGATCGGCTACTACGTCACCTGAACCGCTGAACCGTTCACCGCGGCCTTGAACCGCGTCGATGCGATCGCGCAAGAGGCCACATTCGATCGGCATCGTATGCGGCCCTCGGTTGTATGTAATGGAACTGGACAATCATTCCAAGGCTGCGCGAAAGTCGCCAACCTCGCCAAGCATGCTCCCCCTGTAGGCTTTCAAGGCCGACTTCCATTCATATTGCTTAGGATGCGCTGCAAACCAACTGTTGACAAAATTTTCTAGGCGATAAGTGCCACTCCAACCTTGGTTATCGCTTATCCAAAAGTCGTAAAGGTTGTTCGGGACGTTATCCGGCGAAAGCGTCTCCGCAAGCCATGACCAGAGATGATCACAGGGGATCATTGCGACGACGCCATAGATCGGCTCCATGAATTCGGCTACATAGTGTTCATGGGCAACATAAGCTTTTACTGCATCGTTTGGATTAATCGCCAGGATGTCTTTGATGTGCCACGACTTCATGATGGAGTCGGTGTAAGACAGATAACCTTCATAGCGAGCCTGTGCAAAAGCTGCCAGCATGTCTTCATGATGTTTTTTCGCGCGCGCCTCAACCAGACGATAATCTTGCTCTGCTCGAACGCAGTATGCTGCGTCCTGCACTGTGTATTGCCCGTAATTGCAGGGAGGCAAGGTACCGTTAGCAATGCCTTGAATGTAAGGCGAGTTAAGGGCATCTTGTGCCAAGCCATAGCATGCTTCCCAGAGTTGAGAAGTAATCGAGTTGGCTGGCGGTGGCGATGTGGAAACGTCTAACTTCGCCAGCGATGGATGGTCTAGTTGGATACGCCGCGGCGTCCTCGTCACGAGTGGCTTCATCATCATGCTCCGTCTATTTTATGGGGACACGTTATTTTTAGCGAAATAATTAATTAAATTTCGCATCGAGACCGATTAAATCGAGCTCGATCCGCAGCTTAAAATTTATATTTTTAATTACCCCGCCAGCAATGACCCCCATCCCGCGCATTAACGACCCTCAGGCACCGACGTTATTATAGGAGATAGGAATTAGTACTTTGCCCCCCCTATTTAAATTGAAGTTGAATCACATCATTCAATAGTCCGCCGAATCGTTTCATTTAACTGCCGCGCTGCCTGCCCTCCCTGAGTCATCCGTCGTAGCGTCGAGCCGAGCCGATGCGACCGCGTGATACGCCTGGTTCGTCTCACATCCGATCCAGTGCAAGCCGGCGTCGCGCGCCGCAGCGAGGAACGTACCTGAGCCCGCGAACAGATCGCACACGACGCCGCCGGCCGGCACGAGCCGCACGACCTCGCGCGCCACGTCGAGCGGCTTCTCGGTGACGTGTTGCTTTGGCAACGGCAAGCGGCACGGGAACACGCCCGGCAGATACACATCGCACTCGCGCATCGCGCCGCGGCTCGCCCACACGATGAATTCGGCCTGTTGCGCGAAGCCGCCGCGCCTCGGCCGCGTGCGGCCGGGCGTCTTGTCCCATACCGCGACGCCGCGCAGGATCAAGCCTGCGGCCTGCACGACATCGGTGAGCGTCGGAAGCTGCCGCCAGTCGATGAAGCTCACGAGCAGCCCGCCCGGCTTCAACGCGCGGCGGCATTCGCTCAGCCACGCGTGACACCAGAACGCCCACGCGCGCTGGTCCATGTTGTCGCTGTCGAAATTCTCGTACTCGACCTTCACGCCGCTGTTGATGTACTTCTCGCTCGGCGGCCGCGTGCGCGCTGACGTGTGCAGCCCGCCGGACGAATACGGCGGATCGGTGAACACCATATCGATTGACGCGTCGGGCAGCGTGCGCGCCAGCGTAAGCGCGTCCGTAGCGTGAAGTCGGTCAAGTAGCGGAGCAAGATCGGCCGCGGGCGCGGCATCGGTAGGTTGAATCGTCATCGTGTTGCGAACGTAAAAATGCGCGCGCGGCGCTCGCCGCACGCGTCGTCGTGTGTATCGAGCGGCCATTGTCGACGCCCATTCCGCCGCGTGGATCACGAGCACGCTGTACCCAGCGGCACGACAAAGGCGAACGCTCGCGCCCCGCGCGGGCGACCGGCACCATTGGCGGTATGGATGCGAACGAAATTCAACGGCAAGCACGCAACGCCGTGCGCAAAGGCTCGATTCTCGATGTCGATCACGCGGCCGGCCTCTGCCGCGTGTCGGTCGGCGAATCGGACGACGACGGCCTGCAAACAAACTGGATTCCCTGGCTCACGCCCGCGGCCGGCAAGACGCGCGAATGGTTGCCGCCGACGAAGGGCGAGCAAGTCGTCGTGCTCGGCGCGATGGGCGACCTTGCGCAAGGCGTCGTGCTGCGCGGTGTGTTCTCCGACGCGTTCCCCGCCCCCGACAACCGGCCGAACACCCACACCCGAATCTATGCGGACGGCGCGCGCGTGAGCTACGACCACGACGCACACGCGCTCACGGCCGAGCTGCCCGCCGGCGCGACGGTGCGCGTCGTCGCGCCCGTGTCGGTCACGGTCGAGACGGAATCGGCGACCGTGAAAGCTGCGTCAGTCACGCTCGACGCCGAACAGACCACCTGCACGGGCGCATTGCTCGTGAAAGGGGCGCTCACGTTCGAGTCCGGCATGACGGGCTCGGGCAGCGCCGGCGGCGGCAACGTGATGCGCATCGACGGCGCGGCCGATTTCACGGGCGAAGTGCGCTCGATGGGCAAGAGCGTGCCGCACCACACGCACCAGGCGCGCGGCGAATCGGCCGAAGTGAGCCCGCCGCTATGAGGGGCATGAACGCAGAAACGGGCCGCGCGATGTCCGGGCTCGATCACCTCGCGCAGTCCATCGGCCGCATCGTCTCGACGCCGCTCGGCTCGTGCATCCAGCGCCGCACGTTCGGCTCGGCGCTGCCCGACCTGATCGACGCGCCGGCGAACGGCGCGACCCGGATTCGCCTGTACGCGGCGATCGCAACCGCGTTGATGCGATGGGAACCCCGCATGACGGTCACGCGCGTTCAGATTTCGGCGGCGGCCGGCGACGCGTTCGCCGGGCGACAGTTCATCGACATCGAAGGCTGGACCGACGAGCGCGACGAGCTCGTCTCGCTGCGCGCGCCGATGACGAACGGAGGAACACCGTGAGAAGTACGCCCATCGACCTCTCGCAGCTCCCGGCGCCGGATATCGTCGAGCCGCTCGACTTCGAGACGCTGTTCGCCGAACGCAAAGCGCGGCTCGTGTCGCTGTATCCCGTCCAATTCCAGGCGGAAATCGCCGCGACGCTCGAACTTGAATCGGAGCCCATGACGCGCGTCCTCCAGGAGAACGCGTATCGCGAAGTGCTGCTGCGCCAGCTCATCAACGACAAGTCGCGCGGCGTGCTGCTCGCGTATGCGCGCGGCACGACGCTCGAACACATCGCCGCGCTGTTCGATGTCGAGCGGCTCGTGATCACCGCGGCCGATCCGGAGAACGGTATCGATGCGGTCTATGAGGATGACGACAGTCTGCGCGAACGCGTGCAGCTCGCGCCGCGCGGCTTCTCCGTCGCCGGCCCCGAAGAGGCGTATGTGTTCCACGCGCGCGCGGCGGACGGCCGCGTGCTGTCCGCGTCCGCGCGCAGTCCGGAGCCGTGCGTGATGGTGGTCACGGTCCTGTCGCGCGAAGGCGACGGCACGGCGAGCGACGAGCTCGTCGGCGTCGTGGGCGCGGCGCTCGAAGGCGTGCGCCCGCAAACCGACCAGGTAATCGTGCAGAGCGCGAAAGTCGTGCTGTACGCGATCCGCGCGACGCTGCGCTTCTTCTCCGGTCCGGATCGCGGCGTCGCGCTCGCGGAAGCCCGCAAGCGCACCGAGAAGTTCGCGGCGGACATGCGGCGCATCGGCATGGAAATCACGGTCGACGGCCTGCACGCGGCGATGCGCGTCGCCGGCGTGCAAAAGGTGCTGCTCGACTCGCCCGCCGGCGGCGTCCCCGTGACGCCCGAGCAGGCGCCGTTCTGCACCGGAATCGAACTGATCGACGGCGGGGTCGCGGATGACTAAGTTGGCAACCTCGCTGCTGCCCCCGAACGCGACCGCGCTCGAGCGACGGCTCGCGGAGGCGAACGCGCGTATCAGCGACATCCCGGTCGACATCGGCACGCTGATGAACCCCGACACGATCCCGCTGCGGTTTTTGCCGTGGCTCGCGTGGCACCTCGGCGTCGAGACGTGGAAGGACTACTGGCCCGAGCAGGTGAAGCGCGCGCGCGTGAAAGCGGCGATCCGGATCGCGCGCAAGAAGGGCACGGCCGCGGCCGTGCGCGACGTGTGCGCGTCGTTCGGCGCGAACGTCGTGATGCGCGAGTGGTTCGAGAAGACGCCGAAGGGCCGGCCGGGCACGTTCGAAATCCTGTTGACGGTCGGCGCGCGCGACGGCATCCCGGCGACCGCCGAATACGTCGCCGACATCATCGCCGAAGTCGACCGGGCGAAGCGCGGCACGGCGCACTACACGTTCACGCAGGGTTTCAGCGCGACCGGCACGCAGCGCATCGGCGCGGGCGCGCGCGCGGCGGTGTATCGCCGCCTGTCCCTCACGGATATTTGACATGGCTGGAATGCACATCCACATCACCGACGCCGGCCGCGCGGCGCTGGTCGCCGACGGCCACACCGGCACGGCCGCGCACCGCGTCGTCGAAATCGGGCTCGGCGCCGCGCCGTTCGCGTTCGATCGCGGCATGAAGGCCTTGCCGGGCGAGCGCAAGCGCGTGACGACGTTCGGCGGCGACAACGTAGCGCCGGATACGGTCCACGTCGTGATTCAGGACGATTCGGACGATCAATACTCGCTGTACGCGTTCGGGCTGTACCTGGACAACGGCGTGCTGTTCGCCGTCTACGTGCAGGACACGCCGATTCTCGAAAAGTCCCCCGCGGCAATGATGCTGCTCGCGGCCGATACGGTGTTCGAGACGATCGACGCCACGAAGCTCGAGTTCGGGCCGGCGACGTTCCTGAATCCGCCGGCGACGACCGAGCGCAAGGGCGTGGTCGAGCTCGCCTCGCAGGCGGAAGTCGACGCCGGCGACGACGACACGCGCGCCGTCACGCCGAAGACGGCGAAGCGGCGTTACGCCGCGCTGTCGGGCGCGACGTTCGACGGCCGCGTGCGCGTCGTCGCCGATGTCGACGATCGCGCCGCGCAGCTCGACGTGTCGCCGAAGACAGCGGCCCCCGGCCAGGTGAGCAAGGTTCGCCTGTTCGGCACGTTCGGCGACGCATCGCTACCCGATCTGAGCCCGCGGCTTGCCGCATCGCTTCGCGCCGGCTTCAACGCGGGCGCATGGGGCACCGAATACGTCGACGTTTGCGTGAACGACGGCGCGAACAACGACACGGGCAGCGACGCGAAGCAGAAGCGCGTGGCGCGCTTCACGTCGGGCGGCCGCGTGCTGATCGGCGATCGCGCGGACGACGGCAAGGCCGCGTTGCAGGTTCGCGGCGGCATCGACGCGACGGAAGGCGTCACGGCGCGCGCGATCGACGCCGGCGGCGCCGGCGGGCAGCTCCGCGCAGTCTGCGACGGCTACGGCGCGTTCATCCGCAACGACGGATGGAGCGTGTATCTGCTATCGACGCCGAAGGGCGCCCCGGACGGCGGCTTCAACGACTATCGGCCGTTCTCGTGGTCGCTGACGACGGGGCAGGTGATCGTCGACGGCAGCGGAGCGGGCGCGGTCTTCGGTGGCGCCGTGAACATCGCCGACGATCTCCAAGTCGGACGGCAGGCAAACGAAGGGCATATCAAGCTCGGTCCGGTCGACGGCTATCTCTACGCGAACCAGGTCAGCACCGGCTGGTGGTCGCCGTCGGGATCGTCATATCAATACATCTTTGCCGACCACACGTTCCGCATCGACGGGCGGATCGCGTGGCACGAAGGCAACCTCGACCCGCTCGACAAGAGCAAGGGCGGCACGCTGGCCGGCGATGTGTCGTTCGCGCCGGGCAAGCGGCTCGTGCTCGCCGAAGGCAGCCCGTCCGTGCCGTCGCTCACGTTCGCCAACGACGGCGTGCCGGATACCGGTCTCTATCACGCGGCGGACGGCGAGTTTGGCGTGACGTGCAACACGAGCGTCGTCGTGCGCTTCTCGCCGACGCTTGCCGTGTTCGAGCAGCCCGTCACCGGCCCGACGCCGCCGGCCGCCGATCGTTCGACGCGTCTCGCGACGACCGAATGGGTTCGGTCCGTCCTGTCGACGACGACCATTGGTCAGATCGTGTTCGAGCCGCGGACGACCGTGCGGCCGGGCTTTCTCAAGGCAAACGGCGTGCTCGTGAACCGGGCCGACTACCCGGAGCTGTGGGCATATGCGCAGGCGAGCGGCGCGCTCGTGTCCGACGCCGAGTGGGCACAAGATCGGTGGGGCTGCTTCTCGACGGGCGACGGCGCGACGACGTTCCGCTTGCCCGAGCTGCGCGGCGAGTTCATTCGATGCTGGTCCGACGCGCGCGGCGGCGTCGACGCGAGCCGCCAGATTGGCGCGTTCCAGGGCGACCAGAACCACTTTCACGCGCACGGCGCGAGCGCAAGCGCGGTCGGCGACCACGCGCACAACGCATGGACCGATGGGCAAGGCGGGCACGATCACGGGGGCTCAACCACGTGGGGCGGCGACCACAGTCACGACCTTGGCAACGATTACGCAGGGTCGACCGTCGGTTCGACTTACCCGATGGCAATCAGCGATTTCGCTACTGGCCGCCGATATCACACGGCGGTAGCAGGCGGGCACAACCACCAAATCCCCGGCGTTGGCAATCACGGCCACAACGTCGGAGTGGGCGCCGCCGGGGGCCACTCGCACGCGATTGCGATCAACGGCGACGGCGGCGACGAATCCCGCCCGCGCAACGTCGCGCTGCTCGCGATGATTCGCGCCTACTAACCACGAGAGATACGACATGCTGATTCACCACTACAACCCGGCAACAGGCGAATACCTGAGCAGCAGCCAGCCGGACGCCGATCCGCGCAACGACGGCCGCTGGCTGATCCCGGCGTCCGCGACGCTCGACGCCCCGCCCGCGCGCACGCCGACCACGTGGCCGTTTTACCGCGACGGCGCGTGGTTCCTGCTGCCCGACTACCGCGGCCGCGTCTGCTATCGGACGGACACGGGCGAGCCGGTCGAAATCGCGATCGCGGGCAAGACGCCCGCCGACCTCGGCCTCGCGACCGAGCCGCGCCCGTCCGAGCGTCACGCGTGGCTCGACGGCGCGTGGACCGTGCCGCCCGAGCTGATCGCGCGCGAGACGCGCGACGCGGCGATGGCCGAATTCGAGCGGCGATTGGCGATCGCGCGCCGGGAGAACCTCGGCAAAGCCGACGCGTACGCGGCGGGCCAGCTCGACGACGAGCAGGCGTACTACTTCAAAGCGTGGTCGGCCTACCAGATGGCGCTTGTCGCCGCGATCCAGAAAGACACGTTCCCGGATGCGATCGCGTGGCCCGACACGCCCGCGCCGTACGTGCCGCCGGCGCCCGAGCCGATCGCGCCCGAAGGCATGCCGCCCGCCGACGACGCAACGCAACCGGCGGCGCAGTTGTACACCGAACGCACCCCGGCGTGACGCCGCATCGATCACCGGGAATCCTCCCGATTTTTACGTAACAGGAGCTGCACACCATGCCGCAGGATTACCACCACGGCGTTCGCGTCATCGAAATCAACGAAGGCGGCCGCCCGATTCGCTCGGTGTCGACGGCCGTGCTCGGCGTCGTCTGCACGGCGGCCGACGCCGACGCGAGCGCCTTTCCGCTCAATACGCCCGTGCTGCTGACGAACGTCGTCGCCGCGCTCGGCAAGGCCGGCAAGAAAGGCACGCTGCGCCGCACGCTCGACGCGATCGGCAAGCAGACGAAGCCGCTCACCGTCGTCGTGCGCGTCGCCGAAGGCAAGGACGCGGACGAGACGACCTCGAACGTCATCGGCACCGTGACGCCGGAAGGCAAGTACACGGGCATCAAGGCGCTGCTCGCCGCGCAGGGCGCCCTCGGCGTGAAGCCGCGCATTCTCGCGGCGCCGGGGCTCGATACGCAGCCGGTCGCGGCCGCGCTCGCGTCGACCGCGCAGTCGCTGCGCGCGATGGCCTACGTCTCGGCGTCCGGCTGCAAGACGAAGGAAGAAGCCGCCGCGTACCGCAAGCAGTTCGGCCAACGCGAAATCATGGTGATCTGGCCGGACTGGCTCGGCTGGGACGACACGACGAATGCGACGGTCGTCATCCCCGCGCCGGCGATCGCGGCCGGCTTGCGCGCGAAGATCGACAACGACGTCGGCTGGCACAAGACGCTGTCGAACGTCGTCGTGAACGGCGTGTCCGGCATCAGCGCCGACGTGTCGTGGGATTTGCAGGACCCGGCGACGGACGCCGGCTATCTGAACGAGCACGAAGTGACGACGCTCGTGAACCGCAACGGTTTCCGGTTCTGGGGCGAGCGTACGTGCTCGGACGATCCGAAATTCGCATTCGAGAACTACACGCGCACCGCGCAGGTGGCCGCCGACTCGATCGCCGAAGCGCAGATGCCCGTCGTCGACGGTCCGCTGAATCCGTCGCTTGCGCGCGACATCGTGGAAAGCATCAACGGCTGGTTCCGGCAGCAGGTCGCGAACGGCTATCTGATCGGCGGTAGCGCGTGGATCGATCCGGAGCCGAACACGGCCGACGTGCTCGCGTCCGGCAAGGCGTACATCGACTACGACTTCACGCCGGTTCCGCCTCTCGAAAACCTGGTGCTGCGCCAGCGCATCACCGACCGCTACCTCGCCGATTTCCCGGCGCGTGTCGCGACCTAACAGGAGTCAAACGCAATGGGTATGCCTCGAAAACTGAAGGGCTTCAACGTCTTCCACAACGGCGCGAACTTCGTGGGCGAAGTCGACGAGCTCAACCTTCCGAAGCTCAAGCGAAAGATGGAAGCGTGGCAAGGCAGCGGCATGACCGGCCCCGTGAAGATCGACTTCGGTAACGAAGAGCTTCAGCTCGAATGGACGTGCGGCGGCTTCATGGTCGAAGTGCTCGAACAGTACGGCGCCGTGCAGCACGACGGCGTGCTGCTGCGATTCTCCGGCGGCTATCGGCGTGAGGACAGCAAGAAGCACGACCAGATCGAAGTGGTCGTGAAGGGCCGCCACGAGGAAATCGACATGGGCACCGCGAAGACGAAGGAAGACACGAAGTTCAAGATCACGACCAACGCCAGCTACTACAAGCTGACCGTGAACGGGCGCGACCTCATCGAGCTCGACTTCGTGAACGCGGTCGAGAAGATCAACGGCATCGACCTTGCGGCGGACCTTCGCCACGCGATGGGTCTGTAACCACACGCCCGCGGCGACCGCGGGCCATCCGTTCAATTTCACATCCAACCAGGAAACACCATGACGACCATCGATACCGCCAACATCGAAACGACGGGCCACGCCACGCTCGACGAGAACACGCACACGCTCGACACGCCGATCGAGCGCGAAGGGCAAACCATTACGCAGGTCACGCTGCGCAAGCCGACGTCGGGCGCGCTGCGCGGCACGTCGCTCGCCGCGCTCGTGAACCTCGATGTCGACGCGCTGCGTAAGGTGCTGCCGCGCATCAGCGCGCCGACGCTCACCGAGTTCGACGTGGCCAGCATGGACCCTGCCGACCTCGTTGCATTGGGGGGTATCTTCGCGGGTTTTTTGATGCCGAAGGCGCTGAAAGCGAGCATGGAATTCCCGAACGCGTAGAGGATGCCATGGCCGATATCGCGACCGTGTTTGGCTGGACGCCGCGCGATATGGACGGCTTTGCTCTGGCCGAATTGATGGACTGGCGCGAGCGCGCCCGGATACGTAGCGGAAACGAGTGACGATGGACAACGCCCTGAAACTGCGCGTCATGTTCGACATGATCGACAACTTCACGAAGCCCCTGAAGAACGTGCTGAACAGCAACAAGGGGCTTGCGCAGTCGCTCAAGCAGACGCGCGGCGAGCTTGCCGAGCTCGGCAAGCAGCAGAAGGCCGTCGCCTCGTTCCGCGAGATGCGAACCGGGCTCGTCGGTACCGCATCGAAGCTGGACAGGGCGCAAGCGCGCGTGAAGCGCTTGGCGGATTCGCTGCGTGCGTTCGGCCCGCCGTCGCGCGACATGATCGACAAATTCGAGAAGGCGAAGCAGTCCGCGGCGCGGCTGTCGATCGAGCACGAGAAGCAGTCAGCCCGCGTACGTGAGCTACGCGCGCAGCTCGCGAGCACGGGCCTCAACACGCGCCAGCTCGCCGAACACGAACGCACGTTGCGCTCGAACATCGCGCAGACGACGGCGACGATGCAGGCGCAGACGCGCCAGCTCGAAATCATGACCGAGCGTGAGAAGAAGCTCGGCGCGGCGCGCGGCAAGATGCAGGCGCTACAGGGCGTAGCCGGCGGCATGGCGATCGGCGGTTACGCGGCCAAGTCCGCCGGCGCCGGCGTCCTCGGCGGCTTGGGCGGCACGTTGGACGAAGCCAAGAAAGCGCAGAACGAAATCGCGCGCATTCAGGCTCTCGGCCTGGGCGAGCAGGCGACGCGGGACGCGGAGAAGTTCGCCCGTGGCATGAAGGTGCATGGTTCGAGCTACACCGACAATCTGACCATGATGCGCGACTCGATGACGATCTTCGCCGACGAGCATCACGCGCAGATGGCCGCGCCGATCCTGTCGCAGATGAAGTTCGCGAACGAGGCCATGTACGGCGCCGAGCATGGGGAAGAGAACGAACGCAAGTTCATGAACATGCTCAAGGTGATCGAGCTGCGCAACGGCACGAAAGACGAGGCGACGTTTCGTGACGAGGCGAACCGAGTCCAAAAGGTGATTTCGGCGACCGGCGGTCGCGTCGGGGGCGACCAGTGGATGGAGTTCATCCAACGCGGCGGCGTTGCCGCCAAGTCGCTGTCGAAGGACGCGTTCTTCTATCAGATGGAGCCGATCGTCCAGGAGATGCAGGGCGGCACAGCAGGTAACGCGCTGATGTCGGGCTATCAGAACTTGATCGAGGGGCGAACGACGGTGCGCGCCACGCGCAAGTTGATGAAGCTCGGCCTGCTGGACGCGAAGAAAGTCGAATACGACAAGAACGGCCACGTGAAGGCGTTCGCGGATGGCGCGCTGCTCAATGCAGAGCAATACAAGTCGTCCCCTTATGAATGGTTGCAGAAGACGTTGCTGCCGGCACTGGCAAAAAAGGGCATCAAGGGAGACAAGGCAATTCTCAGCGCGATTGGTTCGATCTTCACGAACCGATCCGCATCGAACCTGTTCGCGACGATGTACTTGCAGCGCGACCAAATCGCGAAGAACGAGCGCCTGAACAAAGGCGCGGCCGGCATTACCGAACTGAATGACATTGCGAAACTGCAAACGTCCGGAAAGGAAATCGCGGCGCTCGCGAAGTTGAAAGATCTGAAAGAAGAGATCGGCGAGCGCGTCATGCCGATGTACAACGCCGCGCTCGACAAAACCCGCGAACTGGCCGACAGGCTGTTGAATGCGATTAAGGAGCATCCCGAAGCGACCAAAGCGATTGTCGTTGTCGCCGCCGCGCTCGGCGGGCTGCTCGCCGTGATGGGAACGTTCACGATCGTCCTCGCCGGCGTGCTCGGCCCGCTCGCCGTCGTGCGGTTCAGCATGGCGACGCTCGGTATCCAAGGCGGCATCCTGTCGCGCGCGCTCGGCATCGGCGCGGCCGCGTGGCGAATGTTCGGCGCGGCCGCGATGGGGGCCGGGCGCCTGTTGCTCATGACACCGATTGGCCTGTACGCCGCGGCCTTCGCGGCCGCCGCGCTGCTGATCTACCGCTATTGGGGGCCAATCAAGGCATTCGTCGGGGGCGCGCTCGCGGCGATCGGCGATGCACTGGCACCGCTCGGCCGCGCACTTGCTGCGATCGGCGATACGCTGGCACCGCTCGGCCGCGCACTTGCGGCGATCGGCGATGCGCTGGCACCGCTCGACCGCGCACTTGCGGTTGCGCAACCAATGTGGGACTGGCTGGGCGGTGTGCTCTCGACCGTAGCAGGCTGGCTCGGCGAGCTCTTCGCGCCGGCACGCGCGAGCGCCGATGGCCTGTCCGCAGCGGCAGAGGCCGGCCGTGGGTTCGGTGCGGTGCTCGGTGCGGTGCTGCGCGCCGCGCTTGCGCCGCTCACGTGGCTCGGCCGCGCGCTCGGTGGGCTCGCCGGCCTATTCGTCGAAGCGATGGGCGACGCGCGCGTGGCGATGCACGGCGGGCTCGCGGCGCTCGGCGCGCTGATCCTGAACTGGTCGCCGCTCGGCATGTTCTACCGCGCGTTCGCGGGCGTGCTGTCGCTGTTCGGCGTCGAGCTGCCCGCGAAGTTCACCGAGTTCGGCGGCCACCTCGTCGACGGGCTCGTTGGCGGCATCAGCAGCGGGCTCGGCAAGGTGAAGGACGCGATTTCGAATATGGCGGACAGCACCGTGGGCTGGTTCAAAGAGAAGCTCGGCATTCACAGCCCGAGCCGCGTATTCGCCGCGCTCGGTGGCTTCGTGGGTGAGGGTGCGGCGCTCGGCATACAGGGCGAGCAGCAGCGCGTCGCGAAAGCGGCACTCGGCCTCGCAACCGCGGCTGTTGCGTCATTCGGCACGCCGGCGCTCGCGATGCCGACGCCGCCGCTCGTGCAGCCGACCGTGCCTATCGATCGCCGCGCGCCGCTTGCGGCGGCAACCGCCGCATCTTCGGCGGCCACCCCGGCGTCGCCGATCGTCATCAACATCTACCCGCAGGCCGGGCAGGACCCGCACGCGATCGCGCGCGCCGTCGAGGCCGCACTCGATCGCCGCGAGCGCGCGAAGCAGTCGCGCATCGGCTCGCGCCTGTCGGACTGACGCACACGGAGTCACGCATGCTCATGTCCCTCGACCAATTCGTTTTCAGTCTCACGAGCGCGCCGTTCCGCGAATTGCAGCGCCGGCGCACGTGGAAGCACCCGACGAGCTCGCGCGTCGGCGCGCGCGACGGCCGCCAGTTCGCCGGCGTCGGCGATGACACGATCACGCTGAACGGCCTGGTCGCGCCCGAGACGTTCGGCTCGATCGCGTCGATTCGTGAGCTCGCCGCGATGGCGGACACGGGCGAGGCGTACGTGCTCGTCGACGGCGCCGGCAACGTCTACGGCGCGTACGTCATCGCCGAGCTGAACGAGACGCAGAGCTACCACACGGTGGACGGCACGCCGCGGCGCATCGAGTTCCAGCTCACAATCGAGCGCGTCGACGACGACGTGCTGCGCACGGCGCGCGAGAAGAACACGCGGAAGGACAAGCGCTGATGGCTACGTCGACGAACGAACGCACTACGCGGCCGGAATCGCAGGACGCGCCGCGCGTCGCACGCCTGCATCCGCAGCCGGACTACCGCATATCGGTGGGTGGCCGCGATCTGTCGCGCCTGTTCGCGCCGCGGCTGGTGTCGCTGTCGATTTCGGAGTCGCGCTCCGACGAGGCGGATACGATTGACATCGTGCTCGACGATTCCAAGAACGACCTCGACATCCCAAAGCGCGGCGCGACGATCAAGGCGTCGATCGGATGGGCGGGCGAGCCGCTCGTCGACAAGGGCAGCTTCGTCGTGAACGAAGTCGAGCACAGCGGCGCGCCGGACATCATTACCGTGCACGCGCGCTCGGCCGCGATGACGAGCGGCATGCAGGAGCGCCGCGAAAAGAGCTGGCATCGGCAGACGATCGGCTCGATCGTGCATGCGATCGCCGGGCGCTACTCGCTCGCGCCGACCGTCGGCGATGCGCTCGCGAAAATCCTGATCGCACACATCGACCAGACGCACGAATCGGACATGTCGTTCCTGACGCGCCTGGCGAAGCGCTACGACGCCGTGATGAACGTGAAAGACCTACGCCTGTTGTTCATGCCGATCGGCACCGGCCAGACGGCGAGCGGCAAGCGGCTCGACGTGCTCGAACTGACGCGCGCGAGCGGCGACAGCCATCGTTACCACGTGTCGGAACGCGAGAACTACGCGGCCGTGCGCGCGCACTACCATTCGAACGGACGCGCGAAACGCAAGTCGGTCATCGTCGGGGGCGAGAACAACAAGAACGTGAAGGTGCTACCGGAAGACTACGCGACGGAGGCGGAAGCGCGCGCGGCCGCGCAAGCCGAATTCAAGCGGATGCAGCGCAGCCAGGCGACGATGAGCTACATGCTCGCGCGCGGCCGCGCTGAGCTGTTCCCTGAAATGCCCGTCGTCGTATCAGGCTTCAAACCGGAAATCGACGAGACGCCGTGGCTCGTGAAGAAGGCGACGCACACGATAGGCGACGTCGGCTTCACGACCGCGCTCGAGCTCGAAATGCGAGACGATCCGACGACGGACCGGCATCGGTCGCATTTCAGGAAAGCTGGAAAATGAAATTCCTTCCGGATCAGGTCGGCGTTGCTCCGAACCAATGCCCGATCCCTTCGCCTCTCAGGTAGTAGAGTTTTACGCCGTTAAGAACGCGTTCCTGATTGTCTCCACCCTCCTTATACTTCGTCACCATATCCATGATTTTGGGCGTCACGGATTTGACGGATACGTCAGGAATAGCCGCAGTTAGAGCAGCAGCAGCCACCAGCACGATGTTGGCGGCGGTGTCGGGAGTTCCGTCGCTACCGCCGATGAACGTGACTTCGAGAAGCTTCCCGGATTCTTTGCTCACACGAGCAATCAACCCCATGCGCTCGTCAAAGTCTGCGCGAACCGTATCTGCAACGCTTCCACGGTGCTTGTTGGAGAAACGAGCCCGAAACGGCAAATCCATCGTTTTCACGATCGCATCGAAACGAGCCGCATATTGCTTGGGGGTCATGCCCAAATCGCGATCCTCATTCGCATTGCTTTCTTTTTCGTCTTTATTTTCGGAACTGGACGATGCTGACTCGACTGCGGTGGCTACGACCGGCCGCGACGCTCGTTGCTCTGCGGATGAGCTGCTTGCGGATACATCACGAGTTGCCAAAGAAGCAGCCGCTGACGAGCTGGACGTTGATGCAACGCTCGCTGGCTCCTCCTTTGGAGCAAGCGTTCCAAAGAAGATCATCGACACGACAAAACCAGCAATGCCGGCACCCAAATGAGATGCGAACCCACCGTGCCCCTTGCCTCTCCAGAATTTCGCAAGAGCTCTCCAAACGATGCCCCAAATTAGGATCGTCGCAACAAACAGAAGTAACACGTTCATAAGTTCCCCGGAATGAATAGCGCAGTCGTGTGCGCCTGTTAGAAATTATTTTGCAAAAGCGTGACGAATTAGCGCCGGGCTGTGTCCGCTTTCTGCCATGCGGCACTATCACCAGTGGTCGCACACTGTCGGCGCACACCTGCTTGCATGACCACGCTACCGAGCGAATAGCGATTGCCGCCGTATTCGCAATGTGGTGATGTGACGACCGCTTGGTTCTGCGCGGACTCGTCTGGTCGGTGCATCACAACGTACATCGTCGCCGCAACGGCTATCGTCACCGTTACGGCGATCGATACAGCAAACCAAGGCAATTGCTTTTTCTGTTGTTGTGCCGGAGTGGATTCCGGTTCAATTGGCACCGTGGCGTCGGCTTGTCGAACCGCGTGTTCGGCCTGTGACTCAGCGGGCGCGACTGACTGCGGTGCGGCGTGTTTCCGCTCGTTAAGCTCCGATTGAACAGAGGCACGCGCGGGCTGATCCGCTGACCCGTTGCGTATCCACCCGTCGAGGTACCGCATCACGCGTTCGAACAGATCACGCGGCATCTCGTCCATGCTCGGGAACTTGAACACCGTTCTCAAGCGGCGGTACACCATGAGCTTCTCGACACCGGTCTTTGCCTCAAGCTCAAAGACTTTCGCTCCGATTGCGCGCCGTTGGCGTTCGCTGATGTACTGCTTCGACTCTGCCCCGCTATGCAGGTGGATATTGACGTTAGCTTGCGCATTACTGGCCTTCACATCTCCGCCAGCAACCTGCCCGACCTCTCCGCTGAATTTCTGATTCATTAACTTCTTTTTCTCCTACGGCTGGCCTGCCGTATGTTTCTCTCAGTTGCGTTAACTTTCCCGCTTCTTCTTTCGTCCTGCGCCCCCCATGTTGATTGTGAAGGGCGCCGTCACGTCGCCAACCACGTGATTCCCGATCTTCGCCCCTTCGAAATTCTGATGAACCGTTGTGGTTTTGGCGGCTTTCGGCGCTGCGGGAACCTGCTGCGTCATCCCCCCGATCAGGCCGAGCACGCCAGCTCGCCCCTTCGCGTCAAGCGACCGATACCCCGCCAGCAAGACTTCCTCGTCTGCCGACAACTCGGATGCATTGCGCTGCCCTGTCAGCAGGTACGCCACATCCACGCCCAGCGCAGCAACCGCTTCCAAATATGAGGAGTCGGGACGCCGCAAACCACTTTCATAGTTTTGCTGCGCATCTCGCTTAACCCCTCCAGACGCGGCGAAGTCCGTCTGATTCAATCCAAGGCGCTGACGTTCTTCTCGTAGGCGCTCCGCAAATGAATTCATTTGAATTTAAAATTCGTTGACATGAGGCCAAACGACCGCATACCATGTGTTTGTGCAAGGTTAACGAAGGGAAGTATACCGCCATGCTTCGCAAGAAAGCTCCCGTTACGCGCTCGCCGCGCGGCGTGTTGTCCAACAAGCCCGTATACATGCGGCTCATGCCGGACGAACGCCGCACACTCGAAGAACTGTCCGCATCCCAAAATCGCTCGACGTCCAGCGTCGCGCGACTAATCTACCTCGAAGGGGTTGAGCGGTATCAGGCCAAAGTTACCGATGCGAGCGCGCAAGCGCACGCAAATCCCGTTGTGGGGCATTGAGTCATGCGAAACCCTGCCCTTATCGAACCGGCGCTTCGTCATGCTCTGCACGGCCCCAAGCGTCAGGACGTGCAACAAGCTCTTGGATGGGATGACTCCCAGGTCAGCCGTTTCCTCAGCGGCGGGCAGGGAGTCGTGATCGACAAAATCGACACGCTCGTCGCCGCAGTCGGCTTCGTTCTCGTCACCCGCAAATACCTCGATGCCGTTGCCACACTAGGCGAAGTCGGTGTGCATTGCGAATGCGCCCGCCGCGGCTACGGCGAATGCCGCCCAGGGAGTTCGTCATGCGAATCCTGAACCGCTGCCCTCACTGCCGCACGCGTGCCACCGCACGCAGCAGCCGCGAAATGTCGCTGACCTTCCGTGAAGTCACGTATCAGTGCAACAACCCGGAATGCGGTCACACCTATGTCGTCAACATGGAATTCGCACGCACGCTGTCGCCGTCCGCAACGCCGAATCTCTCGCTGAATCTGCCGCTCTCGCCACACGTGCGCGAATGCCTCGCGCAGCAGCTCGAGCTGCCGGTCTAGCCGCCTAACCCGCTTCCCCGTTTCCCCTCGCATCGTGCCGTTGAGGCGCGAGGGGCTTTTTTTTCCTGAAGAAAAGGAGTACTGAATGGCCACTCTTGCTTCTACCCCTCTCGTCCTACCGTTCAACACCGTCGATCTTCCGCTCGAGAAGCGCCGCGAATACCTGCGCACCCTCTGGAACGCCGACGTCGACGCAGTCGTGTTTCTCGGCGCCGCGCGCAAGCTCGGTTATGCACTCGGCGGACGCTGGGATGCTGACGCCGACATGCCCGCCCTCGTGCCGACCGTCAGGCTCCTGCACTGACCACGATGCGCGCGCCCCTCTCCGAGCTCGAGCTGCGCGTGGCCTGGTCCCGCCTGCGCATGGTCGGCGACTTCGACACGGCTCCGCCGGCAGTTCGCCTTGCCGTGGAATCCGCGACGCGCGCAATGCGGGACCGCGAACAAGCCCGCTTGCGGCGCACCTTCGACGCGAAGCGCTGCGCGGCAAACGACACCGACGACTGACCCACCCGCGCCAGCCGCCGGCGCACACATGAGGAACCACACGATGAAACCCTACGTTTTCGGCATCGGCGTACTGCTGATGCTATCGACCTCGCTCACGGGCATTCACTGCCTGACCGCCGACGTATTGCGCCTGTTCGACATTCGCCACGCGCGCACCATCGCGTTCGCGGTCGGCGTCGTCGCACTGGTCGCGTTGATGGCCGCCTTGGCATGGTCCGTTCCGCCGCGGAGGTAAGCCATGACGCTCACGGAATTCTTCGCCGAGATCGGCAACGACCACCTGCGCTTCCAGCTCCTCGAACAGTCCATGACGGACATCCGCGCCATGCGGCGGGGAACGCTCGTCTCATTCGCCACCGACGCGATCACGTTGGCCGAAGCAGCGCTCGGCGCGGGCCGCGTGGGCCTGATCGTATGGGCCGATCGCGCCGCATACGAACGCGCGGCGACCAGAGCCAATCAAGCCAAGCCCACATAGCGCAACGCCGACCGCCGTCGACGAGCTCGAGGCGATCCGATCACGCGCTGTCGCGCTGCATCGCTCGATAGCGCATCCACTTTCACGCCGCGCGCACTCCCCGATGCCTCGGGGCGCGGCGCTTTTCCGGGGCGGTCCGCACGACGCCCCGGCTTTTTCGAGGGTGACATGAACCAGTTTTCTGAACCACTACCGGCGGACGACACAGACGTAAAGATCCGTTATCGGCATGCCGTCCGCTACTTGATGCTCCAGCGCATCGCAGAATTCCAAGCGCTGAAACATCACGGGTACTTTCCGTGTGCGCGCTCTCTTTTGCTGATCGACATCAGCTCGCGCCTGGGCGAGCTCGGCGGACTTGTCGGGGAGTGGTAAGCATGGCGAACACATTCATCCGCTATGAGCTCATGACGACGGCCGGCCTTCGCACTGTGAGCGGCGATCACGTCGTGATTCCGAACGACGCCGGCGCTACCTTCGGCATTCACATGGAGCGTCACGCGCCAGACGGCTACCCCGAAAAGTGGGCCGTGACGCATCTCGCATCCGGCTTGGCGGCCGGCGTCGGCCCGACGCGCGACGCCGCGATCGCGCACGCGGCCGCGAACCTCGAGCGCAACAAACGCCGGCTGCGCGACATGCTCGACGAAGCCATGACGGCGCGCGCCAATCTGCAAATCGCCGTCCATCGAATCCAACAGAACGAACACGCCATCCTCGGGAGGATTCCCGCATGAAACACGATCCGAACCGCGCGCCGCACGACGTCGCGCTCGCCTCCGCGATCGCCGCGGCCGCCGGCACGCTGCGCTTCGACAACAAGCCGGGCAGCCTTCAGCGGCAATGCATGCTCGGCCTGTTCGTCGCCGCGCTCAGCGACCGCCTCGCCCTCGCCTTCCCCGACTCCGCCGCCGCACTGAACGCCGTCGTGTTCAGCCCGGCCACGACCGGCAACCCCACCGACCGCACACCGCAGCAGCCCAAGTAGCAAACACAGACATGGCCACGATCGACGAACTGAAACAACGAATCGACCTGCACGACCTCGCCGACCGCCTCGGCCTCAAACGCGGCCGCGGCGGCGACAAGGCGCTCTACCACTCGCCGCAGCACGCGGATAAGAGCCCGTCCCTGTCGATCTACGTGAACCACCCGAAGCACGGCACGGGCTGGCGCGATCACAGCGCCGACGCCGGCGGCTCATGCATCGACCTGGTGATTCATGCGCGCGGCGGCACCGTCGCCGACGCCGTGCGTTACCTGCACGACGCCTACGGCATCCCGCTCGAGCGGTCGGCACCGATCGAGCGCCGCGAGAAGTCGACCGTCGAATACATCGCCGACCGCTGTCTCGCCGAGCGCGACCGCGTGCGCGAATACCTCGGCGGCCGCGGCATTTCCGCCGCAGCGATCGACGCCGCGATCACTTCACGCTCGCTCGGCTTCAACACGTGGACGAGCACGAAGGTCGCCGCCGGCGACGTCGGCCACGGCGGACCGGCCGCAGCCTTCATCGTGCGGGCACTCGAAGACAGCCGCGTCGTCGCCGTCGACATGCGGTATGTCGATCCAGCGCTCAACGGCGACACCAAGACCTCATGCCAAGGTGATCGATCCGGCTACGGCTGGACCGCTGACGTTCGCAAGCTGATGAACGCGAAGCGCGTCGTCATCGTCGAGAGCCCGATCAATGCCCTCTCGATCGATACCTGCGCCGCCCCCGGAACAGCCGCACTCGCATTGCGCGGCGTCGCGAACGTGGACGCTATCGACTTCACGTTTCTGCGCGGCAAACAAGTCGTCGTCTGCATGGACAACGACGAGCCGTTCCCTGACGGCCACCCGCGCGCCGGCCGTCGACCAGGACCGGAAGCCGCGTGGGCGCTCTACGAGCGCCTCGCGAGTCTCAACATCAGCGCGGTGCTCATCGATCAGGCCGGTTGGCTCGCCGACCTGGCGGACGGCGAGACGAAACAGCAGCCGATCAACGACGTGAACGACTACCTGCAACTGCGCGGCCCGGCCGAGCTCGCGCGCGCGCTCGAGCAGCTCGAGCCATGGCTCATCGCCGGCCTCGCCGGCGACGCCACGCGCCGCGGCCGACCGCGCATCTTTCTGCCGTCGCACGACTTCGCGCAGTATTGGCGCTTCCGCGTGCGGCCCGATTTCACGAGCTACATCACGAAGATGGACCGCAACGAGGAATCCGGCGTCGAGACGCCCGTGATGACGGACCTGTGCGGCTTTCGCATCGCCGGCATCAGCCGCGTATCAGTCGCGAGCGCGACATCGACGATGACGGGCGACGCCGACCAGGCACCTACCGTCTACTTCGCTGTGTCCGTGCAGACGCCGCGGCACGGCGCGCAGCTCGTCCGCCGCGTGATGCTCGACGACCAGCTCCACAACGTCGACCAGTGGGGCAAGTTCGGCCCCATCTGGACGCCTGCGCCGTTCAAGCGCATGGTGAACATCCTCGAGCGCGGCGCCGACCTCGGCGCGCGCCAGGCTGCAAATTTCGTCGGGCTCGCGTGGCGCGACGGCCGCCTGATCGTCAACGAGGGGCCGGACTGCTACTTCACCGAAGCCGACAAGCAGTGCCCGTATCACAACCTGACGTTCCCGAGCGGCCCGGCCGGCGACGCGCGTCGCGTGATCACCGCCTATCAGACGACGTTCAAGCAGAACGCGGCGACCATCCCGCTCGTGTGGGCGCTCGGCGGGCACCTGAAAGCGCTGCTCGGCTTCTGGCCGCACATCACGATCCAGGCGAACAAGGGCGCCGGCAAGTCGACGCTCATCAAGCGCCTTGAGCGCTCGCTCGCGTTCACGATGTTCTCCGGGCAGTCGCTGCAAACCGAATTCCGGCTGCTGACGAGCATCAGCCACACGAGCCACCCGGTCGGATGGGAAGAGCTTTCCGCACGTCGACAGGACGTGATCGACAAGGCGGTCGGGCTGTTGCAGGAGAATTACCAGTACACCGTCACGCGCCGCGGCACCGACATGACGGAATACCTGTTGTGCGCGCCCGTGATGCTGGCCGGCGAGGATGTGCCCGTACGAAGCCTGCTCGGCAAGCTCGTGCGCACGACGCTGACCGGCAAGCGCGGCCCGCTGCTGCCCGACGATCTGCCGCGCTTCCCGGTTCGGCAGTGGCTCGAGTACCTCGCGGGCCTCGACAAGCGCGCCGTGCTCGAGCAGTACGCGACGTTGCGCGACAAGGCGCTCGCGAAGTGCATCGCGAGCGGCGCCGACGACGGCGCGACTCGCATGGCCGCCAACTATGCGGCGGTCGCGCTCGCCTGGCGCTATCTCTGCGAATTCGCCGGCATGGACCCGAGCGAAGGCGGCTTTCCGCACGACCTGCTCGCGGAAATGAACAGCCACGTCGCGGAGACGAGCGCCGATCGCGAGCCGTGGGTCTGGATCATGGAAACCGTGCTGTCGGAGATCGACGGCGGCAACTACAAACACCCCTACACCTTCGATACGGTCGACGGCGAGTTCTGCCTGTTGCTGCGCACAGGCCACGTGATGGACCACCTCGCGCACACGAGCGCGCTGCGCGACAAATGGAACGGCCTGCCCGTGAAGTCCGACCGCGTGTTCAAGGCGCAGCTCAAGCACGCCGGCGTCGTCGTCGGCGAGAAGGAAGTCGAGCGCCGCATCTACACCCGCCGCGTGCCCTACCTCACGCCGGTTTCGCTCGAGCGCCTGGCCGTGTTCGGCCTGCACGTGTCGATCCGCGAGGACCTGGCGACCGATGCACTCGAACGGGGCCACGCATGACGCCTTCTCAGCCGTCGCGGCCGCCGTGCGGCCGTGCCCCTTCCCTCGTTCATTCCGGCCGCGTAGCGGCCCTGAAATCGGGTTTCCGCTGCGTGCGCCGATGCGCGCAGCAGTCGGCGCACACCAACCCGCGGCCGCCGCTTGGTTCACTTCCCCCCGTTCCCCCCGCGAGTCGAAACAGCCGGGCAACAGCGCGAACCGAGAGGAAGCGGGGCCGCGCGGGCGGATTTTTCCACAGCGACCGAGCAGGCAGCGCACGCGAATCGTGGATTTCGATGGTGTCCGCTCGTAAGTCATTGATTCTTGAAGCGAGTGCCGCCGCGAGTCCCCCCCGATTTGCCACTAGTCGAGCCGCTTTTGCCATGAGTCCGGTTTTCGCTCGGGCCGCCGCCGCCCTTCTCTCTTCTCTCTCTATTTCATTGAAAAAGAAAGAGAAAGAAAGCAAGGAAGGGCAAGGCATAGGCCGAAACGGACTGCCACGAGTCACAGGCGTTTTGCCATCAGTTACGGACGCTGCCTATTTTTTAGGCCACGAGTTTTCGGGCAGTGCCATGCCTGAATGATGGCAATTGATGGCCAAAAAATTACTTATAAATCAATACACTAAATGCAAAAACCAATGCAAACCACGTGTCCACGAGTTGTTCTGCGCCCGCTTCCCTCGCATCGCGAGCGTGAGACTCAGGATTCGCACGTCGTGCCGACGAACGCGTTGACGCTGACCGCCCGCGAAATCTATGAGGCGACGGGATACCGCCAACCGGCTCGGCAACTTCGGGCCCTGACGAACGCGGGAATCCCTGCGGACCGCCGACCTGACGGCAGCATCAGGGTCTGGCGGCACCACCTGTCCGGATTCACATTAAGAGAACCCAAGATCAGCCGGAAACGCCCGAAGCTAACCTCTGACATGAAGGAAATTACGAAATGATCGGACGCCGCCAAAGCCCCTCTTTCTTGCCCGCACGCGTCTACGAGAAACACGGATCGTGGTGGTTCGTCGACAGGAACCGCAAATGGCACAAGCTCTGCCGCGTCAGCGACGGTATCGTCTGCCTGTACGAATCGCTGGCTGAGTACACGCGTGCGTCCGACGGGAAGGCCGCGCTCGAGAACACGATGCCTGCCCTGATCGATGACTGGATGCGGAAAAAGCTGCCGGCATACGCGCCGAAGACTCGCAGCAACTACGTCAAGATGATCGGGCTCATCCGGAAGGAATTCGGCCCGCAGTGGCCGATCGAAGACGTCAGGCCCGTGGACGTTGCCCGATTTCTGGATAAGCACTTCCACGACAAGCCGAGCAGCAGCAATAAACACAAGGCGTTGCTGTCTTTGATCTTCACGCACGCTGTTCGGCGCGGGCTTCGCGATCGCAATCCCGCACGCGAGGTTGGCGCGGCCAAGGAAAAGAAGCGTGACCGCTACATCACGGACGACGAGTTGGACGCAGTGCGAGCGGCCGTCTTTGCTGGTGCCGACTACAAGACTTCTTCCGCGCGGTCGATCCTCTGCCTGATCGACTTGGCGTACCAGACCGCTCAACGTATCGGCGACCTTCTCGCGCTCAACTGGCAGAACGTGTCCGATGAGGGAATTTCGTTCCATCCGAGCAAGACGGTCAATAGCAGTGGCGTGCGCCTGTTGATCGAGATGACGCCCGATCTGCGAGAAACGCTGGATCGGGCACGCGGCGGCAAGATCACGTCCATCGGGCCAGTGATCTGCACGCACACCGGCGGCCGCTTCACCTATATCGGCGCGTACTCTGGATGGAAACGCGCTTGCCAACGAGCACGATCAGCATATGAGAAGGACTGCAAAGAGAAGGGAGTCACGCCGAACCCGAAATACCTGATCGGCATGCATTTCCATGATCTGCGGGCAAAAGCGCTGACCGATCTGAAGCGACAGCAAGGGGCGGCGGCAGCTCAATCACTGGCCGGCCACACGACCGAGAGTATGACCGCGCACTACACGAAGTCGCGTGAAGTGGAACGCGTCCGGCCAGTCCCATTGAAGCGCGCAAGTTAG